ATGATCTTGTTGCGGTCTCAGCGTGGCAGTTAGGCAACTGGAAAGAAGCCTATAAGCACGGCAAGAAAGCGGTAGAAATAAGTCCAGACGAAGAACGACTGGTGAGCAACCTGGCGTTTTACAAGGAGAAACTCAATGCCCACACTAAGCGAAATGATCGACGAGGTAAAAGGTAACCTGCAAGGTTACTCCTTGCGTCAGGACCGCATCACCTATCTTACCGACGGAATCGACACTGACGACCTGACACTTCAGGTTGGGTCAGCCGACAACCTTGCTAAAGGTCTTATAGAGATTGACGACGAACTTATTTGGATTGACTCTTTCAACAAGACTAACAACACGCTCAACGTGATGGGCGGAATAAAAGATGGAGTTCTATATCCAATCGGCAGAGGATTCCAAGGAACTACCGAGTCCCCTCACGCTCCATTTGCTCAGGTCACCTTGGCTCCTTCCTTCCCACGTATCAATATCAAGAAGGCTATCAACGACACCATCAACGGTCTCTACCCAAAGTTGTGGGCTACTTCCTACTACACCTTTACCTTCAATGCCAGCCAGACTACCTATGCGTTGCCTGACGATGTAGAGAACATCCTCTATATGTCGTGGCAGACGACAGGTTCTAGCCAAGAGTGGTTGCCTATCAACAAGTGGCGAGCAGATGGTATGGCTAACATCGCTACATTCAACTCAACCAACACTGTCAATATCTATGACAACATCCAGCCAGGACGTACCGTGCAGGTCTACTACGCAACCGAGGCAAATACCCTCGATAACAGCACGGATGATTTTGCCGATGTAACAGGACTGCCAGAGTCTTCTTACGATGTGGTGACTCTAGGCGCTGCCTACAAGTTGCTCTCATACCTTGATGCTGGTCGCATCAATCTCACCAGTGCAGAGGCAGACTTTGCAGATTCCAAGATACCAAGCACCGCTGGTGCTGGCGCATCCCGCTACGTCTTCGCCCTGTTCCAGCAAAGGCTCAATGACGAAGCACTCAAGTTGTCCGATAAGTTCCCAATCAGGCTCCACTACACGAAGTAAGGAAGGCAAATGACCCGCAAGTACTCATCTATCAGCGTCCAGACAACGCTTGCTAATGGGATCAATGCAACCGAGACAACGATGACTGTTCCGGCAGGCACTGCTACTCCGCTCCTCGGTGGAGAAACATTAGCAGCCGGTAATGTTGATATCTTTACTGTGGTTATTGATCCCGATACTGCTGACGAAGAGGTTGTTTTCGTTACCAATGTTAGCGGTAATACCTTGACTATCTCTCGTGGTCAGGCTGGCACAGGAACACCTGGTGTATCTGGTATCGCTCACTCCGCTGGCGCTACGATTCGCCACTCGCTAACCTCATCCGACCTAGACTTCTTCCGTAACGGCGTAGCCACAGCCGATGCTGCTATTGCCAAGAGCATCGTAGATGCTAAGGGTGACCTTATTGTAGCAACGGCTGCTGATACGCCAGCGCGTCTAGCAGTAGGTACCAACGGGCAGGTTCTCAAAGTGGACTCAACAACTGCTACTGGACTTACCTGGGGTACAGACTTTGGCAAGATCCTGCAGGTGGTAGAAGGAACAACCACGTCATCTGCCAGTGGTTCCTCGTTCGGAACCTTCTTTGATACAAACCTTACTGCGACTATTACTCCATCTTCCGCCTCAAGCAAGGTGCTAGTTCTAGTAAACCAGAATGGTATCTACCTATCGCCTGGAGCAGCAGCGGGTGCAGTCAACTTGATTATTGACAGGGCTGGAACTGGTATATCTGGAACAGCATATGGTCTTACCAACTTTGGTGGAAATGTTCAACTAGGTCAGTGCCTATCATTATCAAAGTTAGACACCCCAGCAACAACATCAGCGACTATATACAAAACAAGAATGGCGCCTGCTGGCGCAACAGGCACTACTGTTGGAGCGCAGTATCTTGGCGAGCGAAGCACAATAATTCTTATGGAGGTAGCAGGATAATGGCAACAGCAACAGAGGTACTCCAGATGCTCCGCCCAGAGGGTGGGTGGATTATGCACGACAACGACTACGACAAGATTCAGTGGTTGGAATGTGCGCCAGTATCACGCGCTGATTTTGATGCGGGCTTTGCCCAATACGATGTATGGAAGGCTGAACAAGAAGAGGCAAAGCGAGCGGCAAAGGCTGCTGCCGAAGCCAAACTCGCAGCACTTGGTCTGACTCCAGACGATATCAAAGCACTACTCTCCTAGTACCCGAAGGGCCTTATAGTGGCATCTTTTGACATCACAGAGGGTATTCCGTATGCCCTCTCAAACCCAGCATCTGCCAACACATACCAACTCTCAACGGTTCAGTATGACGTGGCAATCGCTGGTTTGCCGTTCTTCCTTGGCGCTAGTGATGACAGTCCATATCGCCGTGTCACGGCGCAGTACCGTAAGCAACAGTACGATCAGACCCGTGAGGCTGGAGAGCAATCCCTAACAGGATGGTGGTTCCGTAGCCAGTCATCGTTTCACTTTGGTCAAGGCATCAAGTATTTCGAGCCTGCCCAAGACGAGTCTTTGCGGTTCCAGTACACCGAATCTAAAGGATGCAACGTATGGGAAAAGGGTCAGGTAACCCTTCTCAACGATGTAGACGCTACGCACCATACCACTGCTGACCTCAACACCAACCTAAGACCACAGCAGTTCCTGCGGTCAATCGAGTGGGAACAACTCAAGAACACTGGCGCTACTACTTACAATACCTTCCTTGGTTGCTTGATGCTTGATGGGTTTGATATTGACAAGATCTTCCCTACCATCACCGCAACTGTCACCAACAAGGCTCTAACAAGTAACGTGGCTACGCTGACAACAAGCGCTGCTCACGGTCTGGCTGTTGGTATGGAGATTGAAGTAACGGGTGTCGATGCTACTTTCAATGGTACCTACACCATCTCTACGGTTCCTACCACGACCACCTTTACATATGCCAAGACCGCTACCAACGTAACCTCTACACCGTCAACAGGTACTATCACGAGCAACGTCCAGCACTTTGTCGACTATAACGCTGGTACTGATGACAAGGTATACGCGATGTGTGACGATGGTGTCTACTGCTATTGGATTACCAACGTCACCTCCGGTGGCTCTACCAAGTTGACGATGTACAAGAAGTTGATTGCTGACCATTCTGGGATAGCAAATACCCAAATGTTCCAAACAACAGGCTTGGTTGCTACCAACGTGGTGATGGAGTTCACCAAGGAACGTATCGTAGCCTGCATCAATAACAAGGTCTACGAGATTCCTACAAATGCAACCGCCTTGACAGGCGCTGGCGGAGGAACACTAGCCTATACCCACCCAGTAGATGACTTCACCTATACCAGCATCGCATCGTCAGGTGTCGCCATCTACGTTACGGGGTTTTCTGGAACGCAGTCCAATATCCAGAAGTTTACACTTAGCACATCGACTGGTTCTATGCCTACCTTGGCCAGCGCCATCACTGCGGCTGAGATGCCATCAGGTGAGCGCATCTACAAGATTGCCTATTACCTAGGCTATATGTTGATAGGAACCACTAAAGGAATCAGGGTTGCCGCAGTCTCTGATGATGGGTCTATTGCGTATGGCCCGCTCATCTGGGAAAACACCCAACCTGTCTATGACTTTGCTTTCCGTGACAAGTTCGCTTGGGCTGCAACTTCGGTTGAGGATGAGCCAGGTGTTATCCGCATTGATCTTGGAACGCAGTTATCTCCACTGGTCTTTCCGTATGCTTATGATTTATACAAACCAACCGGCAACACAACGCGTGAGACAACAGCGTGTGCCTTTATCAATGGCACCGATCGCCTAGCATTTACCACCAACGCGGTTGGTGCTAGTGATGGATCAGTCTACATTGAATCAGCAACTAATAAGATAGAGACAGGTTATCTACGGACTGGTTATGTTCGCTATAACACCCTAGAATCTAAGATCTTCAAGTTCCTGCAGGCTCGCTTTGATTCAACCAACGGCTCGATTGACATCGAGTCCTACACAGCAGATGAGCAGACCTTCAACATTGGCTCCTTTGATAAGGGAACTCCGGTGCCAGAAGTATCTATTGCCTATCCGCAGGATCCACAAGAGTACCTCGGCTTCAAGTTCATCTTTACGAGAGACCCAAACGATTCAACCAAGGGTCCACTCTTTACGGGCTACCAACTCAAGTCCCTGCCTGCTGTTCCTAGACAGCGCCTGATTCAACTTCCAGTCTTCTGCTATGACCACGAGAGCGACAGCCTCGGCGTGGAGATCGGCTACGAAGGTAGCGCCTATGACCGCTTGATTCAACTAGAGTCGGTTGAGAACAATGGCGACACCATCAGAGTCCAAGACTTCCGCTCTGGCGAAGAGTTCCTGTGCATCATAGAGGAGTTGGACTTTATCAATCAGACCCCATCCGACAAGCGATTCTCCGGTTTCGGAGGAAAACTCGTCGTCACTGTCAGAACAATCTAGGAGCCATCAATGACCCCTACTGAATGGGCAGGCCTTGCCGTTGCCGTATTCACCCTTGTATCGGGCTTCGCAGCCCTTGTTCGCTGGTTAGTCAAGCACTATCTCAACGAACTCAAGCCGAATGGGGGGTCAAGTATCAAAGACAAAGTGAACCACCTCGAAGAGAAGGTGGACCTACTAACCGATCTCGTCAAGGAAGCACTGAGGAAATGAATGATCCCATTAGCGAAGAGACCCAGCAATGCTGCCGTCGCTCTGTTGCGACAGGCGACTGCTCTTGCTCCGAAAAGGAAGAAGGCGAGCGATGGACTGCTTCCTTCTGCTGCTCACGTCCATCAGAACCCGAACTCGGATCATAACTCAGGACACGCAGTAGACCTGACCCACGACCCACTCGGTGGGATCGACTGCAGGGTCATCTACTCTGAACTACAGAAGGACAAGAGGGTCAAGTACCTCATCTTCAGGAACCGCATCTGGTCCCGTAGTAGGGGTGAGAATACCTATGGCGGTGCGAATCCACACAACAAGCACCTACACGTCTCCATCTACCCAGAGTTTGAGAATGACACCTCAGACTGGTTCCCTTGGACCGGAGGTCCTAAGAAGTGGAACAAGGTCAAGAGCAAGTTCATTAGGGTAAAACGCAAGAAGAAAGACCCAACCAGTCCGAAGGAGGACTAATGAAAATCAACGAGCAATTCAAGCAGATGTCTTTGACGTGGTTTCGTGCTGCGGCATCGGCTGCAGTAGCGCTCTACATAGCAGGGGAGACTGATCCGAAAGTGTTAGGTACTGCCGCATTAGCGGGTTTTCTTGGACCTGTTCTCAAGTGGCTCGATCCGTCTGCGGTGGAGTTTGGTAAGAAGAAGAAGTAACTCAAGATAACTGCGAGGCAATGGCCCTCATCCCTAACGGGGTGGGGGCCTCTTTTTTTATGCCCTTAGATATCCGCTAACCCCCCGTTTTGGGCGGGATTATCCACTGGGCAAGGAACTCGTACCAGGTTACCGCAGGAGACGCAGGTAGCGTCCAAGAACCACCAGACAATCTCGTAGTCCTCGAAGCAGACCATCACATTGAAGACCTCACAGCCACACGGACAGATGTGGATAGGGCCAAGATCGCGCAGGTCTGAGCCGAAAGGCTTTGGTATGCTCTGCTCGTTTTTCAGCAGGCGGAGTAGACGGAGCCACACAGACTGCTCGGCTGGCGCACCAGCGCCTCGCAGTCCAGGACGGGCGCTTCGGCGCTTACGCGCCCGTCTATGTTTTGACTCGCTCACGCTCGTAGTTTACTCACTGTTACCGTGTTGCTCCGCAACGACACGCCGGAGGCGTGTATGATTAGCACTATGACTACCCTCTGCGCCGTCCAGACACCAGACTACGCTGTGCTGGCTGCTGATAGCCAGATCACAGAAGACAACCTACGCACTATCAGCATTACTACGCCGAAGATTGTCTCAGTCGGCAAGTACCTATTAGGAATCACAGGAGACACCAGACCAGGTGACATACTCACCTACAACTGGAAGCCGCCTGCCTATCGGGGCGGCGACCCTGTTAGGTTTATGGGTAGGTCAGTGATCCCATCTATCATCACGGCTTTCCGTGAGCAGGGCTACGACTACTCAGGGGCAGAGAAGGACAAGGACTCAGGCTTCGACTACCTGCTCGCCTTTGACGGCGAGATCTTCCATATCGCCTGCGACCTATCATTCTTCCAGTCTGAGTTCGGTGTCTACGGTATCGGGACGGGTGGACAGTTTGCCCTCGGATATCTATATTCTTTGAAGAAACCCATCACGCAACTCTCACGAGCAGAACACTACGCACGACGCGCCGTTGAGATCGCGTCGGTGCTTGACGTCAATACCTGTCCACCCATACAGTTGGCAGTACAAAGGAAGGGCGAGTAGATGTACAAGGATTTTGGAAGATTGACGATTCACGTCAACCGTTACAGCCTGACTAATTTTGGTATTGGCTTTGACTACTATCACGAAGAGTATTGGCACGAGCCACTAGAGATGGTTCGAGTCTTGCAACTAAGTTTGATTTTCTTCAACGTGACCATTACCCTTTGGGATGGGAATTGGAATCGGGAGGAAAAGCGGTGGATATAAAAGATGTTCTAATGGAGGCGCTCTACGATAAGGAGAACAATCGTGGGCGCAGTAAGCAAACTCAGATTGGCCCATCAGAACTTGGTGGGTGCCGTCGTAAGGTCTGGTACAAACTCAATAGCCAGCCTGCGACCAACGGTGGCGAACTCAAACTTGCAGCGATTATGGGAACAGCCATACACTCTGCAATCGAGAAAGCCATTGCCAAACACGACAACTTCATAATCGAAGAAACAGTAGAGTTCAATGGAATGAAGGCTCATATCGATCTCTTCATTCCAGAGACAGGCGATGTGGTGGATTGGAAAACTACCAAGGCTAAAAATCTTGCGTATTTTCCAAGCAAGCAACAGCGCTGGCAAGTTCAGGTGTATGGCTATCTGCTTGATAAGTCGGGGAAGGGGAAGCCCCAACGAGTCAATCTGGTAGCCATACCCCGTGATGGTGACGAGCGTGACATCAAGGTCCACTCGGAACCCTACGATGAGAACATTGCACTCGAAGCACTGAACTGGCTAGAGGCAATCAAGGCTTCGGAAGAAGCGCCAGCACCTGAGCGAGATGAAAGTTACTGCAAGTTCTATTGCAAGTACTTTGACGCGTCGGGTGAGGTTGGATGCGTTGGTCTAAAAAAAGAACTTATCGTGCAGAGTGATATAGAAATCGCTGACCCCACTGCACAGAGCAACGCGCTTGAATACCTGCAACTAGATCAGAGAATCAAGGAACTGGAAGCGAAGAAGGATTCGCTGAAGGAAGCCTTGACTGGCTTTACAGGAGTGACTGAGACGGGCGTACGCGTCACGTGGACGACGCTTCCTGGAGCAAAGACTGTGGACAAAGCCGAGGTAGAACGACTACTAGGCTACCTTCCCACGAAAGAAGGTAAGGAGTCCGTGCGACTCCAAGTGAAACATATAGGAGATAACTAAAATGGCTGCACCTGATTCAACAAAACTTCAGGTCAACTTCAAGTTGAATGATGGAACACTCATCAACGTCTACGCAGATAACGCAGGAGAACTGGAGAGCCTGCTTACTACTATCCAAGATACGGCGACACTGATCCAAAGTGTGAGTCAATCTTTGGGAAGCACTGTTAGGACTGCACCCGTTTACAATTCTGGACCGTCAGCCGCACCAGCGCCAGCCGGTGAAGGCGAAAGAGTCCCAGACAAGTACGGCAACACGTGGGTCTACGGCATCGCACAAGCACCAGACTGCGCTAATGGAAAGATGGTCTTGAAAGAGGGCATCTCTGAGAAGACTGGTAAGCCTTACAAGGGTTGGTATGACCCAGCCGCTGGTCCAAGATGGCAAGGTCCTAAGATCGCACAGGAGTTCCGAGCCAAGACTATTTGGATCTAGACCTATGCGCTCACCGAGGGAGTTCGAGAACCCTCTGTGCGCTCAGGTGGATGGGGACGCTTGGTTTCCAGAGAAGGGTGCCAACATCATTGGCGCTCAGAGTATCTGCCACAAGTGTCCTCATCGCACTGAATGTGCGGAATGGGGTATAAAGCACGAAGTACACGGGATATGGGGTGGCCTGTCGGCAAATGATAGGCGTCTCATTCGCCGTAAAAAGAATATCATTCTGGAAGTACCAAGCATTGAGGAGTGGCTAGGTAATGCTCAACCTCGCAAGAGCCTGGAGTAGTACTACTACCAAGGCAACACCACTGCCTGAAGTGTGGAAGACCTTGACTGCTAAGGAGATCAAGTTCCGTCGCGGTCAGGTATGTATGGTTGCTGCTGCGCCGAACGCTGGCAAGTCAATGCTGGCTCTCATCTATGCCATCAAAGCAGGAGTGAGGACGCTCTTCTTCTCAGCCGATACTGACGCTTCAACTATCACGATGCGAGTCGCAGCAGCGATGAGCCAACACGCTCAGAATGTAGTAGAGCAATCACTGCAAAAGAATCCCCACTACTACGACGAAGAGTTAGCCAGAGTCACCAACATTGAATGGGTCTTTGACTCATCACCGACGCTGGATGATATGGAGTTGGAGATCAAGGCATACGTCGAACTCTATGGCGTGATGCCAGAGTTGATCGTGATAGATAACCTGATGAACGTCGTCACCGACTCAGAGAATGAGTGGGCCGCACTTCGTGCGATTATGGCAGAACTGCACGATATGGCTCGCAAGACAGAAGCCTGTGTGCTGGTCCTGCACCACGTCTCAGAGGCGAGTGAGTACGGGTCACCGACACTGCCGCCACCACGCCGGTCTATTCACGGCAAGATCAGTCAGTTGCCTTCGACCATCCTGACTCTGGGCTACGACCCAGTGCAGGGGTTACTCAGGGTAGCGGCTGTGAAGAATAGGTTTGGTCAGCACAGCGCAGACGGAAGCGATATGGGTACGCTCTTCGTGAACTTTGCTACCTGCCAGATTCACGATGCCGATGCACAGGGTAGGTCTATCAGGCGTGATGCCGCCTTTGCCTACGCTCAAAGTAACTACACGAAGGATCCTGATGATTTCTAATCTTGTCATCATCCCGTCACGGGGTAGGCCAGAGAATCTGGCCCGTTGCATCGACCACCTCAAGACCTATAGCGTGGTCTCTGACTTCGTAGTAGGTCTGGACATCGACGATGAGCAGAACTATCCGCGCCTTGATGGTGTGATGTATGAGGTGGGCGAGCGCAAGTTGATGATCGCTACCCTCAATGAGATTGCTATGAAGTATGTCGACAAGTACTTGTTCCTAACATTCTTAGGTGACGACAACATCGTCACGACTGAGGGCTGGGACTTGGCTATGAGCGTGACGCTGGCAAAGAATGGATACGGGATTGCCTACGGCAACGACCATCTCCAAGAAGAGAAGTTACCCACCTCGATAATGATTACTAGCAACATCGTCAGGGCGCTGGGCTTTATGGCGCCACCAACACAGAAGCATCTCTACGCAGATAACTTCTGGCAGGCGCTAGGTAAGGGACTGGGTGCGCTCTACTACTTCCCGTCCGTTCACTGGGAACACCTGCATTACCTCAATGGCAAGGCTGAAAAGGATGCCATCTATGAGGAAGCCAATGCTGATAGTAGGTACAAGGAGGATCGAGATGCCTTCGCTACATATATGAGCGAGCAGTATGTCGATGACGTCAAGCGTGTCAAGGAGGTCCTCGGTGTCCAGTCCCAAGTACAATAAGGTCAAGGGATCCAAGTTTGAGGTAGATGTGGCGAAGTTCTTGCGCTCTGTCGGTCACTTCGTTGAGCGACTAGCCAAGGCTGGGGCCAAAGATGAGGGTGACTTGGTTGCCATCGTCGCAGGTCAGACCTACATTCTTGAACTGAAGAACCGTAAGAAGATAGATCTCCCTGCCTTCTGGAGCGAAGCGCAGGTAGAAGCAGAAAACTATGCGAAGGCTCGTGGCTTAGAGCAGAGTCCACCAGCCTTCGTCATAGTCAAGAGACGCAACCATCCAGTCAACAAAGCCTGGGTGGTTCAAGACCTAGAAAGTTGGTTACGCAATGCCAGTTCCTAACGGTGAGATTACAAGCACAGACATCTACAACCAGCCGGTCGAAGAGCCGGTGGTAGAAGAAACTAAGGAGGAAGAAGACAATGAAGAAGTTTCATCTTGAGTTTTCTAGAGTTGGGGTATGTGAATACGAGCCACTCTGGAAGCAGATTTTTTGGGTCTCCGTCTATGAGTGGGATAGCCACCCATACGGGCTGACCATCCGTGTCCTGGGATTTGATTTCAATTTTTATGTAGGCAAGTGGGACGACGAAGATGATCTGTGATTCCTGTAAGACGGGTGCATACTTCAATAGTCAGCACAAGACCAAGGATGCCCAAGACTTTCACAACAACTGTAAGGGGTGCGAGTGTCAGCACAAGACTGGAGTAGGGTGGTTCGCACGAAAAGGCGAGGCCGTTCCGCCGATGCGAACTCAGTCCCCATAACACTCGTCGTCGAGTTCTATGGTGGCGAGGTGAAGCAGGGTCGCAACGCCAATGTCAAGTGCTGTATGCACGACGACAGTAGAAGGTCAGCGGTGATGAACACCTATGACAACCTGTACTTCTGCCACACCTGCGGTAAGGGTGGAACAGGAGTCAATATCATAATGGAGATGGAGCAGGTGGAGTACAAAGATGCAGCAGAGCGAGCAATCGAGATCGCTACTAGAGGCGGTCACACATTACAGTCAGGGTCTAAGCGAAGAGGCAGAGGCATATCTCGCAGGACGTGGGATCTCTAGAGATGTTGCCAGAAGATTCGAGTTGGGAACAGTCGTCGATCCGATCAACGGTCACGAGGAGTACGAAGGTTGGCTATCCATTCCCTATCTTACGGCGCTGGGTGCGTGTGTCTCAGTCAAGTTCCGTCGCTTGGACGACGGCAAGCCGAAGTATGGGCAACCGACTGGACAGAAGCAGCACCTCTATAACGTCGCTGACATACTCACTATGTCTCCGCGTATCGTTGTATGTGAAGGGGAGTTGGATGCAGTTGTGGTCTCTGGAGTTATCGGGATCCCAGCAGTGGGAGTCCCAGGAGTCACGGCTTGGAAGCCCCACTTTCCAAAGTTATTCACGGGTTACGATACCGTCTATATCGTCGGGGACAACGACTCCAAAGAGGATGGTACGAATCCAGGACAAGAGTTTAGTAAGCGTGTCCAATCCGACCTAGGTAACGGGGTTATCGTTACACTACCGGCTGGTATGGACATCAACGAGTTCTATTTAGTTCACGGAAAAGAAGCAACTGAGAGCCTATTAGGGGGAGCGTATGTATGACAACCAAGAAGGAGTTATTGGAAGTGGCAGAATTGTTGACGGCTACGGGGATGATCGTAGTCTCGATCGACTACAAGGCTGGGACATTGACGGTCAAACCAATCCCCGTGAAAAGGTAGGCGACGAGTTTGTTACTGACGTATGGAACATCCTTGACGCTGCCGGAAATCTGCTCATCCGCAAGCATCACGATTACGGTCCAAAGAACATCGCTCACTCTCCAGGTGGCGCACTCAACGGATTGCGAGTTAGGATGTGGGACAAGGTTGCTCGCATCAACAACCTCCTCGATTCAGGCGTTACACCATCTAATGAATCACTACGAGATTCCTTCATAGACCTCCTCAACTACAGTGCCATAGCGATTATGGTCCTTGATAAGAAGTGGCCCGAACTACCCAATGACTAGAGAAGAAGAGCAAAAGTTACGAGACAAGATTGCAGAAGAGTTGCACCGACTAGGTTCTAACTCTGATACCTATGTAGGTCACAATGCCTACATCCCAGCATTTCAAGCGATAAAGGTTGTCAAGGGTAACAATGACTGATCTTCACCCATCCTTCAACGACATCATCCCTTCGGTGGTGACTGTCGTCTTTCGTAGGTACAAGAACTTCGTCGAGCGCAAAGATCTCAGCCAAGAAGCATACGCTTTCGCCGCCCAACGTGGCGCTAAGTTTGCTGAGCAGTTAGATGAGCCGAATGAAGAGTTGCGTAAGGCGAACGAGAAGAGGATCGGGTATCAGATCAAGCGCCACTTAGAGCGCTACTGTCGCAAGGAGAAGGCGCATAAGTCTGGCTACACCACACAGGATGAAGCCTTCTATGAGACTGTCACCATCGCACAACTTCTGCCCTATGTGATCGCCTCCGTCGTCAATGAGACTGCGCTAGAGCAGGCACAGAACCTTATCAATGATGGTCAGCCACGCAAGCCAGCCGCCCCTGCTGAGGGTGGCACACTCCTTGCTATCTTGGTAGACATCAAGAAGGCATACGAGATGCTAGAGCAGGACGAGAAGGACATCCTTCGGCTTCGCTACCACGAAAACCACACGCTTCAGATGCTCGCTCAGTACTTCGAGTGTTCCATATCAACCGCTGAGAGGCGCTCGAATAGCGCCCTTCGTAAGTTACAGAACAACCTCGGAGGGCAGAGTCCTTGGGTATGAACGAGCAAGAGTTATTCGATCACCTCAAAGGTGGCTGGTATCCCGATCTCGTCAAGAGTGAGGGACAGTTTGATTCCTTTGACTGTATCTCTGAGCAGAATAAGCAGTATATAGAACTCAAGTGTCGTCATACCCACTACCCAGACCTACTGATTGAGCGCTCCAAGTATGTGCGTCTTGTCTGTGAAGCGCAGGAACTCAGCCTTGATCCTTGGTATATCAACTCCACGCCAGAAGGTATCTACGCCTTCGACCTTACTCGCGTCCCTGAACCCGACTGGACTTCACGCTGGATGCCAGAGACAACAGAGTTTGCCAGCAATAGAAAGATTATCAAGGTCGTGGGCTTCCTCCACCTTGACTATGCGTTAGCAGTAGATTAGATGCTGTATCCGTATAAGTGTTCTTCTTGCTCCATAGAGTTTGAGGTTGAGCGATCCATTCACGCTGAGTCCAGCGCACCTACCTGTCCTGAATGTAAGGTAGAGATGGTGCGTATCTGGTCCTCTCCCTCCATCACCTTCAGAGGTACAGGCTTCTACTCCACTGATAAATAGAAACAAGTAAGCCCCTCTGGTAATCGAGAAACCCAGAGAGGCTACTTGCGGAGGGGCTAGTACGGAAGGGGTTACCAGCGCACCTCTAGTCTAGCACAGGCTTACACCTGTGGCAGGTAAACTCGATGAGAGTGTCGCGCTTGACGACCTCTCCCTCGTCCTCCCAGAACTGATCGCCACACCCTCCACAACAGTACATATCCCTATCCATTCCCTCTCCCTCCTCTAGTAGTGGTACTTCTTGAGCCAGAACGCCCACGCCCGACAAGGCGTCTCGTAGCGGTGGGACACATACCTAAGTCCCTTGAGGATTTGGACGCGAGGATTCTCTGACCTCTCACCAAGGCGTTGAGCAATACCAAACGCACTTGATTCGGGGTTGTCGGCGCGGTGATCAAACCTGCTCTCACTGGACCAAAGGGCGTTGAGACACTCCCACTCCCTCCCCTTCCATCCCCACCCTGAATGAGCGTAAAGACGGGCGATCCTCCGGTTCTCCCTCTTCTCTGCCATCGTTGTCTTGGTAGGTTCACGATCTACCTCTACCGCGACGGGGACGGGTGGGCTTGCGAGTTCCCTTACGCCGACTACGGACAGGAGAACCGCGACCAGCAAGACTACTCCATACCTTGCCCTCTTTCTCATCCTTCTTCCTTTCCTCGTCGTACAACTCCTTGTAATCATCGGGGTACATCTGTCCAAGTCTAGCAAGAGCGCGATCCCTCGCCCTCCGGTAGTTGCGTTGCGAGGTGGCGATGTTCTCTGCCACCTGAAGCCTTCTCTCTCTATCTCCCATTGACCAACTCCTCCATCTCTAGTAGTAAGTAGAACAGCACCATAGCAATTATCACACCGACTGTAAGACCCATTTCTTCACCTCATCCATAGCACTCGACCTTACACCTCGAAAGAATGGGGTGATGTTGATAGCCTCTTTGACCTGCCACATATTCTCTCCCTCTCCTTCCCACTCACTGACCCAGATACTCACAGGCGGTTCGCTATGCGTGAAGAAGTCGTAACACTCCTTCGCACTCTCCCCTCCCCATATAGAGCCAGAGAAATCCCTGATCTCATAGAAGATATGACTAGACATTGACTTCCCTTCTGTCTAAGTCGTGGTCGATAACCTCCACCACTACATCATCGGGTCGCTCAGTTACCCAAGCCACCCCTCCCCTCACTTCGATTACTACCTTACGCATCTTCTTCCTCCATCTCTGCCTCTAAGTCCCTCACGAATGTCCCTCCGTAAGGAGTCATTATCCATTTCAGTTTGATCTTCGGCTTGATCGTAGAGTGAGGGACGATAGTTCCCCCTCCCTCCTCCTCACAGATATACGCGTGAGGCGTTAGCGTTCGGTGAGAGTATGACCCACCACACGCACCGCACTTGTAACTCACTTGCCTTCTCCCTCCTTCTCTAAGAAGCAATCGCACCTCGACCACTCCCACTCCTCCCCGTTGGTGGTGAGGTAGTAACCTTTCCCATAACAGACGCTACATCTCATTGATCGTCTCCTTCTTACACTTCGGGCAGGTGATATACCACGACCCGCTACATCCTTTTGCTACGACCTCACCTCGAAAGTCGCACCCTTCCTCACCCCACCACTCAACGCAGATGTAGTCGGTGTCCTCCTCGAAATCGTCGATATGGCTACACCTCACAACAGTTCCTCTAATCCTCCACAGTAAATACAATGAAAACCCCACTCCTCATCGTAAGTCCCTTTATCTATATTGTAAAACTTGTGGCAGTCTGTACATTTATAGTTCTTCACCTTCTCTCCCTCCTTCACTTCCTCACGACACACGCTCAGACACGCACCGCACACTTCTTCATTAGGTGCGTAGCCTTCCAAATCATAGTTACAACCACAGACACAGGCGCACACGCTCATCACTTTCCCTCCTTCTCTAGATGTTCTCTCATCACTCTAAGGGTAGCCCTAGCACTAGAGATGATCCCTCTCATCCCACTATCGTCAAACCACCCGTCGCTATTGTCTGCCCCGTAATAGTCGGCATCGGAATAGAGATCGTCCCACGCCTCCTGATCGAGTTCCACTATTACATAGGTCTTAGTCCTCTTGACTACGACCCCACTCTGACCACAGTCTCTAGCCTTGTGGTCTTGATAGAAGCGTGGCGGTATCTTTATGGTGCGCTTCATATAGCCCCCTTTCTTGGGTTCATTGGGATCAGTATATCAAACGGGCTAATCCCCCATATCATAAAGTGATCCACTCTGAACGGCGACACGCCCGACATCCGACAAGACTTGACTAAGTAAATCACTACTCATCTCGATCCCTTTCTACATCCGCACACGCTCAAAGGATAGAGACAGTCTCCGCATATGACGCTCACTCTAGATCCTTTCCGTCGTGGATACATTGACGGCACATAAAGTGAACGCCTTCCTCCTTGATAAAGGTGGCAGGATCGCCACAGATAAAGCACTCGCTCACTCTCCCACCTCCCCGTAGTGGTTGAGGTTATCGAGAAACTCAACTTGATAATCTTCTATCAAGTCGGGAAAGGTCGGGAACTCCATTTCGTTTAGCGTTCTTTCTATATCGTCCGTCACTATCTCATAGTGAAAGACCATTTTTAGATGATACTTCTTCACTCTCCCACCTCCGCACATAGAGAACATCCGGAACAGAAGTCACAGAATCCTGCCCCATCGTCTGATTCTTGCCTATCTAGAAGCCACTCCTTCATTTCTTGCCCTCCTCTATCTTGATGACCTTATATTCTTCCTCAATTACTAGAGTGTCGGCAAACATCCACCCTCTCGGATCGGTGTTGCTTTCCACCTCTAATGTGATGAGATATTTCTTCACTTCTCGCCCTCCTCCTCGTAGCATTGAGTAAAAGATCCGACACAGTAGCCCCCTCCCGTCCAATGGACAGAGATCGCGGCCTTGTAGATCCCCAGCAGTGCCAGGGCCAGCATTACAGCCAGCCCCAGCAGAAAGACTCTCTCGCCCCTCTTTGTAAGTCTCACGATCTGACCTTACTAGGCGCGGGGATATGGTGAGAGAGAAAGCGGATCACGCTAGGGCCGTAGCCCCAGGGGGACATAATTACTCCCCATTGACTCGCTAAGTAATCGTTACCGCTGTCGGTGTTATTTCCCTTAGGATCAAAGACGCGGCCCGCTGTGGTCCTGTTGCTGTCGATGATCTTCTGGGCCTCTACCGATAGGAGTGCCTCATAGTCTGGCGATAGGTCCCGATCTGTGAAAACGAAATCGGATCCAAAGCGCACTAGGCGCGGCATTTCCTCTCCCTCAAAGTGAACTAGGTCCGTATGGTATTCCTTTAGATCTATAGACCCGTCGAAGGTAGCGCCAGCGTAACGCTGTGCGATAGCGTCCACGTCTTTCTCATAAGGCCCGTCTGTCCATCTCACGCGAATCGACGCGCCGCCGCTGTAGGTGTCGGATCTGACGCTGAATTTTACGCCAGGGAAAGCATTTTTTAGGGCCGCACGTAGTAATTTAGCAGTGTCGGCGCAGGTTAGATAATTCCTTTCCATCTCTAGCCCTCCTCCCCATCGTTACAGCAACATAGAGCGCCACACGTGTAACAGATCCAGCCGCCGCCAAAGTGTGGCCAATATCCAAAGCGGCCCAGGCTGTCGATCAGCCTAGCGCCATCTTCCGCATAGCCTAGACGCTCAGCATTAGGCCCATAGAGAGCGCTCCCATCGGGTAGCGTGATCCCCTCAAAGAATCGCGCCACTGTTATCTCTTTGCTCATTACGTATCCCTTCCATCTAGTAGAGAAGGCCATCCTTTGGCCCCTCCCCGCCCCTCTAGGGTATCACTACCCTAGAAGGACGGGCAAGGATCAAGACGCGACACGTACCGGCATAAGTAGGCCGCGCCACGTGTAGAGATCATTACACTTAGACGCTACCGATTCCACTGAGATTACTTTGCCGTCCCCGCTGAATCTCAGCGTAATCGGATTACCCTTGCCCGCTACTTTGGCAAAGTCTGAGAGGTAGGCCGGATTCAGATTCACATAAGGCGAAGGGACGCCATCCTCTACGTCTGCTAGAAACATAGGGAAGAGATGGACGTAAGGAATCGCCCTCCCTGCCACTGATGGATCTAGGCTGATGATCTGAGACGCGCCTAATACGCTCACGCTGAGAGAGTGGCCCTCCACTGTTAGATTCACGCTGTACCCTCTCAACTTTGCCGCCTTCAGCGTGGCCAGCAGGGTCTTAGCATCGTCGTAAGATATGCGGGCCATCTCCTCCATTGCGTCACCTACAGCGGCCACGATAGGCACTGAGATCTCTATAAGCCGGTAGCGATCTGTAGCCGCCAGGATCACGCTAGGGCCTTTGATCTGAAACATTACGCCAGCAGTTGCCAGCGTACTATTATCAGCAAAGGCCAAAGACGCGGCCAGCGCGTCCCGTAGCGCGTCCCCTCTCACTGTTGCTGTTATGTCTGTGCGTGTTTCTGTTGCTGTAGTCATTACTTATCCCTTCCGATTAGGTAAGAGTGGCCGGTTAGCCCCTCTCTACCCTCCTAGAGTACTACTACCCTAGAAGGATAGGCAAAGGCTACGCGCTGACTAGATCCCTTAGGAGTGTCGGGCTGTCTGACGTAATCGGATCAGTGTCGGATATGTCGAACACGTAGCGCCAGGACCAGCGCATAGGGCCTTCATCATCCTTAGCGCCTATCGGGACCAGGATAGCGATTCCCTTAGACCCTTTCCGCACTATGCGGCCAGCGTCTCGCCACGCGTGAAAGCCAGCGCAATGCGTGGCGTCTAATCGCTGTGAAAGGATCGTGAAACAGTTTCTTAGTGAATAGTAATCTGTCAGTGTACTAGGCGGCACTACGCCACTAGCAGCCATAGCGTCAGCGGCGGCCCGTAGATCTTTGATGAAAGTGGCTTTCTCCTCTTTGGTACGCATTACTTGTCCCTTCCCGTTACGTGGATCCCTATTAGATCCATCTAGTGAAAGAGTCTAGGGCCTTATCCCCTATATCGTCAACAGCAAAGACGGGCCAGCGGGCCAGCGTGTCGGCCCTGGATGAATCGACGGGCCAGGGATAGCGCGGCGGATCGTAGGCCAGCGGATCAGCAAGGCCCGCGAGATCGACAGCGCCAAAGAGATCAGCGGGCCAGGGAAGAGATCAGCACAGCACAGCGGGACAGTTATTAGATGAGATCGGTTTGGGGATGGATGGCCCAGGGATGCCGAAGGGACAGACAGCCCCAACTGAATCAATAACCCAAGTTATCCACAGCAATATCCACAGGCTGTGGAAAAACCTGTGGACAACCTCGCGGAAGTACCCCCCGTTGCTAAAGGGTGCGACGCCTGACCTGTAACTCCCCAAATAAATATCTGCGCTAAAGCGCATCTATGTTATTGTGGGTCGCCCCAATATGTCCGATTCATACACATTGATCGGTAAACTTTTAGTGAAATACATCACATCGGCGGGAAATCGACCATTTTTCCCGCCTTATATATAGTAGGGGAGTGAAACGGACCGCACTAGGTTCACTCCCCGTACAGGGGCCGCTGCGTGGAACTACGCGGCCCTAGGAAAGAAGTGGATTTACCCCTCGCTCGTCGCAACGACGGCGAGGGAGCACAAGCCCGCCAGGGCGCAGTGCGTTGCTTCGCACCGCTTTTAGTAGGGAGAGGACTATCACTAGCCTACTACCTACTAGGAAGATCTTATGGGCGATAAACAATCAGCAGAACTAGCAAAGAAAGTCATCCTCGAATGTATTACCGAGGGGATGACGGTAGAGCAGGCCTGCGCAGTCGCAGGCAAGTCCATCAAGACCTACGAGTACTACCGCCGTTCTGACCCTAAGTTCAAATCCCTATCAGATAGGACGCGCCTTGGCGCGATCTCTAAGAACTTCTCAGAGGCAGAGGTCGCAGACCTCGACTTCGTAACCTGGCGTAAGAGGTTTCTCAAGACTGAGACCTTTGACCACCAGAAGAACTTGGTCGACGTCATAGAAGGACGAGACCCAGGCTGGCTTCATCCTAGTATGCGCTTTGAGCGGGGTACCGCTAATAACCGCATCCTCCTGAATATCCCGCCCAACCACGCTAAGTCCATCACCATCACCGTTGACTACGTAACCTACAAGATCGTCAACAACCCGAACTTCAGGGTCCTGATAGTTTCCCAGACTCAGCGCCTAGCGGCTGACTTCCTCTACGCTATCAAGCAGCGCTTGACCCATCCGATGTATGAGGAACTCCAGCAGGCCTACGCCGCAGGCGTCGGCTTCAATACCAAGACTGCCTCCTGGCAGGCTACCCGCGTCACCTTCGGAGAAGAACTCCGTGAGTCTTCTGAAAAGGACCCGAACCTAGAAGCGGTCGGTATTGGCGGTCAGATCTACGGCAAGCGTGCCGATATGATTCTGATAGATGACGCCGTTACCTTGTCGAACGCTAACGACTTTGAGCGACAGATCAAGTGGCTGACCCAGGACGTACGCTCCCGTCTCAACCCGACAGGTAAGTTGGTCGTCATCGGCACCCGCGTCTCAGCGGTAGACCTCTACAAAGAATTACGTAACCCTGATAGGTACCCAGGTGGCTTGGTCCCTTGGACCTACCTAGCAATGCCAGCCCTTCTCGAATCTGACGAGGACCCCGACAAGTGGGTCACCCTCTGGCCCTACTCTGACGCCCCATTCGACGGACAGGAAGAAAGTGATAGACACCCTGATACTGGTCTCTATCCCCGATGGAATGGTCGTCACCTCTACAACGAGCGTCAAGCAATGGACGCATCTACCTGGGCTTTGGTCTATCAGCAGCAAGATGTTTCTGATGATGCTATCTTCGATCCCGTATGTGTCAAGGGTTCCATCGACGGTATGCGTAAAGCAGGACCGCTCAACGCTGGTTACCCAGGACACCCGAAGAGCCTACAAGGTTTCCACTTCATCTGTGGTCTCGACCCCGCAATGGTCGGAGACACCGCTGCGGTCTGCTACGCAGTCGACCGAGCAACTCATAAGCGCTACATCGTAGACGCTATCAAGGTCACCGGCCCGACTCCATCACAGATTAGACAGTTGATGTTCGAGTGGACCGATATGTACAAGCCCAGCGAGTGGATCGTTGAGCGTAACGCCTTCCAGTCGTTCTTGACCCAGGACGAGGGAATCCGCCAGTACCTGGCGACACGTGGTGTCATCTTGCGAGAGCATCACACCGGCAATAACAAATGGGACGCAGGCTTCGGTGTTGCTTCTATGTCTACCCTTTTCGGGACAAAGCAATCTGATGGTAAGCACCACCGAGACAACTTGATCCACCTACCGTCGGATCAGACCGAGATGGTCAAGGCTTTGATAGAGCAGTTGATTACTTGGTCACCTACTACCAAGGGTAAGACGGATATGGTGATGGCTCTCTGGTTCTGCGAGATCAGAGCGCGTGAGGTTATCAACAACGGACAGCACAATGTCCATCATATGAAAAACCCCTTCTTGTCGCGAGCAGAGAAGGCAAAGCGAGTAGTCATAAATCTGGACGACCTCTTTGAACAGAAAGAGCAAGCGTTCATCTAAGGAGAACAATGCTGACAGTGAAGGAAGTAGCGGCGAAGGCATCACGCCTTCAGACCCGTTACGCAGCGCGAGACCAGCGTATGCGAGATGTACTCTCCGTACGTCAAGGAGACATCTCCAAGGTCTACCCATCAATGTTTTCCGAGGAATATCCAAAGCCTCTCATCGCTAACTTCATTGATGTAGCAGCCCGTGACTTGGCTGAAGTGATGGCGCCTCTGCCAGCCTTTGAGTGTTCAGCGACCAATATGGTCTCCGACTCCGCTCGCAAAGCGGCGGATACCCGTACCCGTATTGCCAACTTCTTTGTCACATCCTCTGAGTTGCAGATCCAGATGTATCAGGGTGCTGACTGGTTCAACACCTACGGTATGTTGCCAGCCATCGTAGAGATGGATTATGAGACCAACAACCCACGTATCCGTCTGCTCAACCCATTCGGTGTCTACCCAGAGATTGATAGATTCGGTCGCACTGTCTCGCTGACCCAGATCATCGCATCCGATGCTGAGACACTTGCAGCACAGTTCCCAGAGTTTGCAGGACAGATCCTCAAGCGTGACTGGACCTCACAGGCCAGCCCGTACCTTTCCGTGATCCGCTATCACGACAAAGACCAGGATATGATTTTCCTTCCAGAGCGCAACAATCTGATTCTGGCTAACACGCCTAACCCAATCGGAAAGTGTTTAGCACGTGTCGCGGTTCGATCCTCTCTTGACGGTGAGGCGCGTGGTCAGTTTGATGATGTTCTAGCGGTGCAGTTGGCTCGCGCCCGCTTTGCAGTTTTGCAAATCCAAGCGGCAGAGAAATCCATCCAAGCACCTATTGCCATCCCACAAGATGTGCAAGAACTGGCCCTTGGCCCAGATGCGATTATGCGCTCTGCCAATCCACAAGCGATTCGCCGTGTGCCGCTAGAACTCCCACCTGGTGTCTTCACCGAGTCGGGCGTTCTTGAGCGTGAGTTGCGCCTTGGCGCTCGTTACCCAGAGGTGCGAAGCGGAAACATTGACGCTTCCATCATCACAGGTCGTGGAGTCCAAGCGCTACAGGCTGGATTCGATACCCAGATCCGTGCAGCGCAAGCACAGTTCGCTCGTCTCTTCGGTGACCTTGTATCTATCTGCTTTGAGGTAGACGAGAAAATCTTTGGTGGTATCACCAAGACCATCAAGGGTCAAGAAGATGGCACACCGTATTCGATGAAGTACATCCCATCCCGCGATATCAAGGGTGAGTACGGAGTCGACGTCCGTTACGGCATTATGTCGGGAATGGATCCTAACCGCGCTATCATCGCACTTCTCCAGATGCGTAGCGACAAACTCGTTTCACGAGATTATGTACGCCGCGAAATCCCAATGGAGTTGAATGTCACACAAGAAGAACAAAGGGTTGACATTGAAGAGATGCGCGATTCTCTTCGTGTTGCTGTTGCTCAGTACGCCCAGGCTATACCGGCTCTGGCAGCGCAGGGACAAGACCCTACTCAAATCATTAGCCGCATTGCTGAAGTTATCAAAGGTCGGCAAAAAGGCCTCCAACTAGAAAGCGTCATCGAGAAGGCATTTATGCCAGAGCCAGCGCCAGAGGCGCCGATGATGGCAGAACAGATGTCACCAGCAGGTGCGGCTCCCGCTCCTGCCTCGCAGCCATCTCCAGAACAACCTGGCGGTGCAGCCCCTGCTGGTGCTACTCGTCCCGATATCGCAACACTGCTCGCCTCAATCGGCGGCGCATAAGAAACTAAGGAGGTGGAATATGAACGCAAAGGGTGGTCGTGCAGCGGCTCCAGTACAAAAGCCGACTGAGGGCAAGAAGGATATGTCCAAGCCAAAGGGCGGCAAAGTCGATTTCGGCTATGCACCTGCAGGTCGTAAGGGCAAGAAGGCCTAGTTAGTTTTAGAAGGGACTGAGCGATGTACGGATACCAAGATAACGAAGTGCCTCGCTCAGTATCCCCTGCTGACTTTGGCGTAGCGTTTGCAAGTTTTTTACATAACATAGCCTCGTCACTACATTCGTTGACAGAGGACGTACTAGAGATTGCGCTATATCACGCATCTCGTACAAGCAAGGTTTCCCAAGTGTGGAAAGACTTTGCACAAGACTTAGAAAAGATGGAGGACTAAATGAGTATGATGAACCCGCTGGCGGGACCATCAGGACCAGGCAAGTTCTCTACACGCACTGACAAATTGACAATGGGATCAAAAGAGTACGGTGAGGGTCAAGAGACCGAAGAAATCCGTACTGCAATTCCTGGCGCGGCTACTACGTCATCGCCAGAGATTCCAGTAGAGCGTACTCCCGTATCAGCGCCACGCGCTGGTCTCTTTGATGCGGTTGAGGATAAAGACGTTGATATTATGCGTGGCTCACGCCTCGGTCCACAAGGCGGTCCTGAGTTGCTACAGATGCGTAAGCAACCAGCCAAGACATCGGACGCCTTAGCAAAACTTCTACCATTCGATACGACGGGGGAGATTGCCGTCCTGTATCAGCAAGCCCTAGCGATTGGTGACTAATGTCTGACCCTCTCAAGAGAGCGGCGTATGCAGCAGGCTTGTCAGACAAAGAGATGCGACAGATTGAGTCGCTCAACAAGTCTCTCAACGTACACCGTGAACTTCTCAACCTTCCACCCAAGGTTGCTAATGCTCAGTACAACAAACTGACAGCGCCACAACAACAAGACCTCAAGGCTCGTTATGGGACAGAAGATCCTGTCAACAAGGAGCCTCGTGGCTGGCTTGGAACCGCGTGGCACTACACGGGTGGTGCAGCATTTCGTGGCATCACAGAGTTGTCTGACCTAACAACTCGTGCTTATCGAGCCGCCGCTATTCCGCTTTCACGTGGCGAAATTGGCTTTGCCTGGGAAGAGGCTAACGATAAGGGCGATAAGGTATTCAATCAGGGCCGTATTGCAGATGCCCGTGCCAAGTTTGGCGCAGCACAGACCAATGTCGCTATGCGACTTGCTGCAGGCGAGAAGGCTTCGTCCATCATCAACTCCGCCACAGAAGAAGAGCAGCAGTATGTGCGACTCTTCCAGAGTACGCAAGGCAAGAGTCCAGATGAGTTACCAGCAGAGATTCGATCAGCACAAGAAGTATTCCAAGATACATTGGCTGCGGTTGATGCTGCTAAGTTCTCTCCTGGTAGGCAGTTAGCCAACCTTGTAACACCGAAGCAATTTGAAGGCCAAGGGTTTTTCTATAAGGCTGTATCAGGCGTAACAGACGCAATCTTTCGTATTGCGGCAGATCCGCTCATTATCGCTGGTAAGGCTAAGAAGTTATACGACATCTCTAACTACGCTCTTGACGTAGTAGTAGGTGGTAACAAGGTCGATGAAGTATTCGGTCAAGCCAATGTGCAAAACTTCTGGAACCGATACGGTTCAGTTCTTGACAACTACAAGAAGGCCAAGACAGACGGCAACGCCCTCAAGATGCGCGATGCTAAGAATGAGTTGCGCGTTTTAGCGCCAGAGTTTGGCGATTCAGTTATTGATAGTTTCATCGCTGGCGATGCCCCAATTATGGACGCACTTACAGCCAAGGCTTTCTTCAAGAACGCTGAGAACCTTCAGGAAGTTATGAAGGGTTCTATTGGTCGTCGTCGTGTGTTGATGCCGCGCCTTGACGCTCGTCGTAGGGCACGTGTCAACTTTATGACTACCGCTAACCGAGTCTTTGATCTCGATAAGATGGGTCCACGTTTCACAGATGACCTTTTCTTTGGGGCAGCGTCTACTACTGACGGTATCGCAGAGCGCATCATCAATAACCAAAAGGAAATCGCAGAGCAACTCAAGGCTGGAACCAAGTCTAAGGGTGTCGCATATTTCTCAACGGATATGATTCGTGGTCGTATCGACAAGTTCAAGGCACGATTCACAGCGATTCCGTTTTTCCCAGATAACGTCTTTGACGTTACAGGAAAAGATGCCGCTAAGAAGATGTACCAAATGGCACGTTTGATTATGCCACAGCGCGAAGCAAAGTTGTTGTCTGAGGCATTTGCTGCTATGCCAGGTACGGGCCAGCGTAAAGATGTCTACTACGGCTTGATGGGTACGATCGGCGAAGTACGTGGTATCAAGGTGACCTCAGAAGGTCAGCGTATTAGCGATGAGTTGATGGGCAAGGTCAAGGCAGTACACGCTGTTGATGACACATTAGGTAATCCTTCTGTCCTTCCTACGACCAACGAGTCAGTAGCACTTATACCGTCCGATACATCACCTTTTGTAGCAACACCAAGCATCGCAGATATTGACCGTGCGGCAGCACGAAGCGGTCTAGTTCAACGCCTTGGTGGGTTAGCCCACAAAGATTGGGTCAACAAGATGACCTCGTATTGGTCATTCTTGACCCTTGCCGGTCCTCGCTACGCACTGCGTAATGCGACAGAAGACTTGATGGTCAACCTTGCTATCGGTCAGAGCGTATGGGGCGTAGGAACAGCCAAGTTGCTTTCGACTCGTCTTCGCACCGCCCGTCAGTTCAAGCCTGGTATGACTGATGCCGAGAAGTTTGCAAACAATCCACTCGGTATTGTTATGCGTTATGTCAATAAGTCTGAGGCTGAAGCCTATACTGCTGAGATCAATAAGATTATTGACGAAGGTGGCGGGGTCAAAGAGATCCGCCAAGTCTTCGCACGAGCGCTCAATGAGGGCAAGGCTCGTCGCTTTATGGGTAAGTTTACGGAAGAAGACCGCGCTGTCCTAGCCGAGCAGATCATTCACGGCGATCTTGATAACGCCCTGATGGATGTTGTCGAAGGTGGCAAAGTCGCCTTTACTGGCCTTGACTACACAACCAAGAGCCTTATCAAAGCACGACGCTCAGGCGTCCGTATGGCTGAGTTCAAGGCAGAGTATCCATCCAATATCCGTCGCGCACGTGGCGCTGGATTCAAGCGCCAAGACCCGCTAACCGATGAGGCCTCCAAAGTCGCGTGGCTTATGCGTATCAACTACTACGCCAATGACGAAGTAGGTGCAATAGCGGTTGCCAACCTTGATAACAAGGACAAAGCAGTCGCTGAGATTGCCCAATGGTTCCGCGACAACCCCAAGGTTTACAATGAGTTCCGCTGGAAAGATGCAGGCGTAACGATTGAAGAACACGCAGATCGTGTCTATCGTGCAGCCCGTCAGTTGTTTATCAAGGCTGACGATAACATCAACCTAGACTTGCTTTCCAAGGTCCGTACTTTAGACCCAGAAACAGGTGGATACAAGGTCGGTGGTCGTATGACTATTGACGATCTACCCACCACAGAGGCTGATGCCCCTAAGTGGATTGTAGGCCCGTCACTTGTACCAGTCAGTGAGACTGGCGAGTTCACCGCTTCTCTAATGGAGAAGGGCTGGGACTGGCTTGGCGAGGCTAATGCACGTCTATCGCGTGAGCCTATCGTCTTGGCTGAGATGATTGAGACCCGCAAGAACTTCAAGAAGAGTGGGTTCGAGGATGCCTTTATCAAGGCACACCTTCGAGAGATTGATCCAACCAATGTCAAGGCTATTGAGAAGGCAACCCTCAAAGCCAAGCAGAAGTTGGCTGAGATCGTAGAAGATCGAGCAAGACTACAGACTTTGGCGTATGTAGATAACCCAATGGTGCAGAGCCAGTTTGCTTGGTCTATCCGTAACTTTGCGCGTTTCTACCGTGCTACTGAAGACTTCTATCGCCGTATGTATCGCGTTGTTCGGTACAACCCAGACGCTATCGTAAAGGCTTCCCTTGTTTACGAAGGTATTGGTCACTCAGGTTGGATCAAAGAGGACGACCAGGGCGAAAAGTACTTTATTTACCCAGGTTTGGTGCCAGTCTACCGAGCAGTACAAACAGCATTGACGGGTCTTGGGGTACCAGCAGAGTTCAAGATGCCAATGCCGGTTGAGTTTGGCGCACGACTCAATATGATTACGCCATCGCTCAACCCAGATTCACTGGTTCCTACCTTTGCAGGCCCAGCAGCGGCTGTTCCTATCAAAGTTATTTCTAATATCACGGGTATCTTCTCGCCAGGACTTGCAGATCGCATCGAGCGAGTAACGATGGGTAAGTACGCTGTTGACCAACCAATGGTGTCGGCATTCCTGCCAGCCCATATCAACCGTATCTATGCGGCACTGGACCGAGATGAGCGCGATTCGCAGTATGCGAGCGCGTGGCGTAAGGCTGTTACCTATCTTGA